AAACAAGTGTACAACGCAATGCTCAGACACCCGACTGAATACAATTCAATGATTCCCACAGCCGTGGGAGTAGTCGGAGCTATTGTGGCTGGACTTGTGTTGTGGAATAACATCAGATCATCACCAGAATCTGGCACCGAAATAGACCGCGATGTGCAGAAGTCAAGTTGGAGCGATTATTTCAATATTGGGTTCAATCGAACTCTCCCTGAACCCCAGGAGAGTAAGAATTCATCACCCACAGAAATTGAAAATATTCTATCTCGCAACATGACTACTGTCGAAGCTGTTGTCGACGGTAAACGTAGAAAGGTCTTTGGCCTCTACATCCAGAAAGGTGTGCTGATGATTTCACGACACTTCTTCAAGAAGGACACTACAAAAGAAGAGATGTTGGAAAGTTTGGATTTGGAAATGAATACCAATGGCGTGAAACACAAATGTCGAGCGTACCCAGAAAATATGGTGCGCATTGGAAAGAAGGACATGGTGCTCCTTTATGTGACAAAAGCACCACAAATTGCCAGGAAGGTTGATTATTTGTTACCGAGAATCAGTGGCGAAGGCTCCTTTAGGAGTCGCTTACTGTATATCAAGGATGGCAAATCCAGTAATGAAGTCCTCAACGCAAAGTATCACCCGGATGTCTCCTCCTATAACCATTACTATGGTAAAGGATTGGAGTATGTTTCGACAGTGACTAAGGAGGGTTTTTGTGGATCAATCATTTTGGCAGATCGCCGAGACGGAGCCATCTTAGGTTTCCATTTATCAGGCAGATCGCGTAGCAAGACTTCCAGGTGGGGTTATGCACAAGAGATCTTGTACTCAGATTATGAATTGGCACTACAGGAACTATTGAAGTTACCAAGTGTGCTAGATAACAAAGCTGAGATGGGAACTCTGTGCACGACTCGCCTAGGTCTCAACCTCATCCCGAATAAGGGTCCTCATCCGAAGACAGTCATGTTTAAAGATGGTGAAATGGATCCTCATCCGTGTATGGAGGTGTTAGGTCATGACCCGTGTGTACCTAAATACAGGTCACGTGTCAGACGCGGACTGCTGAGCAAGAGCATTGAGAAACACTGTAATGAACCTTGCAGATGGAAAGCGCCCGATATGAAACAACCATGGGTGCATCATAACAAGGCCCTGAGGTTTGTAGCTGAAGGATCTTGGGAGGTGCCACCCAAATCATTGAGATGGGCTGTCGAAGACTATTGGAATCAGATTTACCCAAAACTGATTAGCCACAAAGAGCGTCATCCTGATTTATGCAGGAAATTGACAATTGACGAGGCTATCAACGGTGTTCCAACCGGTCTTTACATGGGCGAATTCAAGATGAATACTGCTGCCGGTATTCCATCAGGAACAAAGGAAGATAGCGGACTGTTTGAAAGAATTGATCCGTATGAAGATGGCAGAAAAAGGTACAAGTTGACCAAATTGGCAGAGGACCATTTGGAACTCATGCTAAGCAAATTTCGTAACAACGAATCCTATGGTATTTATGTAAGAACATGCCTGAAAGATGAAGTTGTCGCCGAAGACAGTGAGAAGGTGAGAATTTTCTATATCTTGGAGTGCTTGTTTGCTATGATTTGCAGACAGTATTTCCTACCTATTGCTGAATTCATTTCGCGACACCCAGTAACTACGGAATGCATGGTTGGTTTAAATTGTGCCGGTCCCGAGTGGGAGACAGTTGTCAACCACCTCGAAGAACTTGCTTTGGACGATCAACTTGTTGATTGGGACTATAGTAAGTA